TGCTCCGTCTTCTTTTCTGCCGGAGCTGCCTGAGCGGTCTGTTCTCCTTCAGCCGGCTGAGCCGCTTCTTCGTTCTTTCTGCGAACCTTGCTCAGCTGCTTGGGAGGACGCGGATCCTTACCGTTCATGATGTCGTCGATCTGCTCGGCGTCAATGGTTTCCCATTCGAGCAGAGCGTGCGCCATCTTGTGCATTTCTTCCTGATGAGACTCGATGAGCTTACGGGCAATTGCGTACTGTTCGTCAATAATGCGGCGAACTTCTGCATCGACCTTTTCCATCGTGCTCTCGGAGATATGCTTGGACTGAGTCACGGAGCGGCCGAGGAACACTTCGTTCTCGTTTTCACCGTAAACCATCGGGCCCATCACATCGCTCATGCCGTAGCGGACGACCATGTCGCGAGCCATCTGAGTGGCGCGTTCAAAGTCATTAGACGCACCCGTTGTCATTTGATGCATGAAAACTTCTTCGGCAATACGTCCGCCGAACAGGATGGCGATACGAGAGAGCAGATACTGCTTGTCATAAGAGTAATGGTCTTCGGCAGGCAGCTGCATCGTCAGACCCAACGCACGTCCGCGAGGAATAATCGTGACTTTGTGTACGGGGTCGCTCTTCGGCATCAGACGTGCAACCAGAGCATGGCCGGATTCGTGGTAAGCCGTGTTGCGTTTTTCGTCTTCGGACATGACCATGGCTTTGCGCTCAGCGCCCATTATGATCTTGTCTTTAGCGCGTTCGAAGTCTTCCATGGCAACCACACGGCCGTTGCGGCGAGCGGCAAACAAGGCCGCTTCGTTCACGAGGTTAGCCAGATCGGCACCGGAGAAGCCGGGCGTACCGCGAGCGAGGACAGACTCGTCCACGTCGGCGCCGACCGGAATCTTGCGCATGTGAACTTTCAGAATCTGTTCACGGCCGCGAATATCGGGCAGCGGAACCACGACCTGACGGTCAAAGCGGCCCGGACGCAACAATGCGGGGTCAAGAACGTCAGGGCGGTTCGTGGCAGCGATCACGATGACGCTGCTGTTGGTGTCGAAACCGTCCATCTCGACGAGCATTTGGTTCAAAGTCTGTTCGCGTTCGTCATTGCCTCCGCCGAGACCGGCGCCGCGCTGACGGCCAACCGCATCAATTTCGTCGATGAAGATGATGCAGGGAGAATTCTTCTTAGCGTTCTCGAACATGTCGCGAACACGAGCGGCACCGACACCGACGAACATTTCAACGAAGTCGGAACCGGAAATTGTGAAGAAGGGAACTTTAGCTTCGCCGGCAATGGCTTTGGCCAAAAGTGTTTTACCGGTACCCGGAGAGCCGACGAGCAGCACGCCGCGGGGAATACGACCACCTAAGCGCTGATAACGGCTCGGATCCTTGAGGTAATCCACGATTTCGGTCACTTCTTCTTTGGCTTCATCGCAGCCGGCGACGTCGGCAAAAGTGACATTGTTATTCGAGCTGTCGAGCATTCTGGCTTTAGATTTGCCGAAGCTGTATCACTGAGTTTCAAATTCGCTGTGAATTTTCGCAGATTTTCAGTGATGTCATAAAGCTGCTTGGCTGTAGTAGGAGGAAATATCTCGCGGAATGCTTCATAAATCGGTTTGATAACACTCTGAACACCTTCAAAAGCATTTTTGAGTGCCTCAATCAGTTTAGTTCTTCCGCCAAGATCTTTCCATCCTTGCAACATTTCATTACGAGCATCTGCCTGAGCATCAATGAATCCACCGATGACCTGACTAAGCCCAGTCCAAAGAGCTTTGGCTTCCTCAAAGTCACCGAACAGGATTTCCCATGTGTTTGCCCATCCGGAGCCTACGGCTTCTTTCAGAGTGTCCATCAACTGGGAGAATGTCTTAACATCCTGCGCTGCGGCAAATGCTTTTGCTCCGATTTCTGTTGTCTCATCGGCGTAATCACGAAGAGTGCTAACAAGAGCTTCTGTAGTCATCCACTGATCCTGCAAAGAATCATTGAAGCCATGCGTAGCATCGATGACATTACCCTTGACCGTTTTGTACATTCCGTCAGCAGTCTTGGTTAATGTACCGCAGGCAACAGCCGATTCAAGAAGCTGTGTCTTAAATTCAACAGTTGCCATGTTAGCGTTCTCAATAGATTTCCAGTCGATCAGCTTAACATAACCAGCAGACAAAGCCTGGGCAAAGTTGTACATGGCACGGGATGCCTCATTTGCATTGGCGCCGGAAACGGCGGCAACATTCGAGACACCCTGGATAGCCATAACTGCATCCTCAAGTCCTACGCCAGCATTGGTGAATTTACCGATGTTGGAAGTCATGTCCTGGAACGAGTAGATGGTCTTATCAGAGTAGGTGTTGAGTTCCTGGAGATATTTATTTACCTCTTCAAGAGAAGCACCCGTACTCATCATGATGGTCTGAATTGACCCCATCTTCAGCTCGTATTCTTCAAAACCCTGACTGATGGGCTCGATCGTCAAGGAATGGAGCATTTGCTTGCCGGTATTAACGACTGAGTTGGTGATATTTGCAAGGGCGGTTACAGCCATGACCTCCAATGCCGAGAATCGAGTCTTTACTGTTTCAACCGCAGAACCGAGCCCCGACATATCGACTTTCTTAGCAGCACTGTCAATGCTTTCAAGACCCTTTGTAGCTCCATCCATATCCAAACTCTTCTTTAATTTTTCAATGGTGGACAGACTGGTCTGAACATTGCTCTCAAACTGCTTATTGTCAAACCGCATTTCTACGACTCTTTCGTCGATAGTTTTACTCATAGCTTCGTAACCTCCTTCCATGCTTCATTTGCAATTTTGTCGAAAATAGGCTGGATAGCAGGATTGATGTAGTCTCGACCCTGTACCCAGCCTCCGTTACGAGTTCCGTGACCATATTGCAGAATGATCGCGATCGGAACCCCATTTTGAATATTTGAGTTGTAAAAGGTTATCTTTGCAGATCCATTTCGGTTTACGATTTCGTAATACCATGAACTGGCGGTCAAACCGGAATCGACAGGCGTTGCAGACGCAAGAGCGGCGACCCCTTCTCGGCCATACTTGTCGAGGTCTCCGAGATGGACCACTTCCTTTGCCCTCTCCAAAAAGCGTGTAACTTTAGAGAAGTCTCCCTTGTGACTGAACCTTATCATTCACGGACCTCCTTATTTAAGAAGCTGATTAACCCGATTCTGTATCACGGAAGGATCGTAACCAGCCGCCTTCAGACGATTAATTCTATCAGTGCCGTTACCCCACAACCCCTGAATCACTTCACGGGCAACCTGGTCAGTGCTTTTCTTGGCTGAAGATGCCGAAACCGCCGTCCCGCTTTTAGTCGTTACATAGGTGTCGAATCCAGCAGCTTTCAGCCTTGCGGCCATTGCATCGGCATTCGCTTTCTTGCTGAAAGCACCGACCTGAATCTTGTAAAGGTTATCAACCTTGACCATGTAAGTATCGAAACCGGCAGCTTTCACTTTCTGAAGCATAGCATCCGCATTTGCTTTGTTGCCGAAAGCTCCTGTCTGAACCCGATAAAGTACCTGGTTGTCGACCGGCTTATCGTTTCCACCGGTGGAACCTCCGAGCTTCGCGGTAACTTTGGATGCAAGATCACCCATTCGAGCATACATCCAGTCACCCGGACAGCTCTTATTGGCAAACCAACGATGTACAGTCAGAACCATTTCATTGGAAGCAGGCTCATAGTTCAGAGTCTTTGTCTTATCACCGAGCCACAGCAACTTGGTCTTTCCATAACGCTTGCAAATGTCCGCACAAAGCTCGATCAGCTTGGCGTACACAACATCATTGAATGCATAGGGGTGTGTAGCATCACTGGCGCACTCGATTGTAATCGCACGCTGGTCGTTAGCATTGGAAGAAGAACACCAGGAACGATTCTTCTCCTCCACATACATACCTACTCGACCGTCTACACCGATACCGTACTGACAAGAAGCCTGCCGGGAAGTCGGAGCAAAAATATTGCCCAGGGTTTCTACCGAGCACTGACCGACTACGCAATGAGGTGTAATACGGTCAACGGCATGGGTTCTCTGCCCGGAATGATTAGGACTTAACTTGGTATAAGATACCAAAGGGCTGTTACTCATTTTTCGTTTCCTCCTTCACGCTCTGAATCTGTTTCAGCATCTGAATCACCTTGTCATAGCCAACCGTAGAGATCAAGAAGCCCAGATACATCAGGACAACGATCTCAACTCCGATCTTCATGGTGAAGACGGTGTCAGTCATGATAAGGTAAATCACGCTAACAGCACAGGCGATCAGGATGGACAGAACTGCCGCAAGAACATTAGAAGAATACTTGACCTTCGTTCCGTCAAGCAGCTTCTTAATGCCCTCCACTGTCAGATTCGTGATAACGGATACGATCAACAGTGCTGTAGTCAAAAAACTGATAGGCATAACTAAACCTCCTCATAATTCGTATTTTCTTCCGGTTCGCTTTCCTGCTTGAGTCGTTCTTCACGCTTTTCGAAGAATGTTTCGAAAAGGGCTTTGAAGAAGTAACCAAGCATAACCCCGACAACGGTCGACGCTATTGTGCTGGAAAGCGATTCCGCAATTTGTACTTGCCCCATAAACGCAAGCACATAAGACAGTTGTAAATCAATCAGCGAAACCACCAGAATGATTGCTACTGCTTTTTTGGTAAAAGTTTTAAACCAGTTATTGTAAGACCGTTTCTTATGGCAAACTCGCCTTAACATGCATTTTCGGCATCGTCTGTTCATTCGATCACCCCTTAGAGCCAAAGCGTTTTCGATTGGCAGCGTTAATAGCTGCGTTCCGATTCCACATTTCACGCTTACTTCTTCGCTTAGGCGGAGAGTTCTTGACATTACATACCCGTATGAGGGTCAGCAGTCTGTTCAAATGCCATTTTTGAAACTCCACAGGGATGTTATAAGAAATCATCCAGTAGTAAATAAGCTCAGATGTAACCGTTTCCTTATTACCTCTTGTCTGCTTGTCCTCAATAAGGCAAGTAGCAGTCATAGGTGCTTCGATGTACGCATTGATGGCAGCGTAGTTTTCAGCAGACAGCCGAGTATATACTTCGGGATCGACATTCTGGGTTAAAGTCATACATCGTACATAATCAAGAATCTCCTCATCAGTTTTTTC